TAAAAAGACCTGTATCCGTTATGGTGGAGACATGGAGTATTGACAAAACTTTATGTTTCCTATATAATATGTAAAGAAACATTACGGAGTGTATCATGACTGTAACAACTGAAGATGGTGGACGCACAAACCTGTTCGCCAGAGAACCCCAAATGTATATCTCACAAACTGATGCGGAACGTTACGGTTATGAGTCATATGCAGAAAAGGCAGAGAAACTAAATGGACGCACTGCGATGCTTGGATTTGTTGCTGCTGTTGTCTCTTATGCTTTCAGTGGTAGCGTATTTTTCTTTGGTGTCTTCGGATTCTGACAACTGAAAATTGTCTGCTATAATAGTGGAATAGATAGGGAGAATAGCAAAAAGTAATATGCCAAACCCCAATCAACTCTACGAGGACATGCAGAAACTGGATGACATGTACGAAGAACTTCTCTGGCATCCAGAAGACGAGCTACAATTCTCTCATGATGGAGAGAAAATTATTATCACCAACAAAACTTTGGAGCAAAAACAATGAACGAAAACGCAGAACGCATTAACGGTTGGGCAGCAATGCTTGGAGTCATTGCCGCAATGGGTGCTTATGCATCTACAGGTCAAATCATTCCAGGAGTATGGTAAATGTTAGTATTCGCATCGGGTCTGGTAATGCTTTTTGTTATTAATGCAGTCTTATCTGATATTGATGTTGATGATGACAATGACGGACCAGACGGAGGAATGATGCAACCAGTTTACGCACCGTCACCCTCTTGACATAGAAAACAAAAGAGTTTATAATTCGGGGGTACTACGCACCCCCTTTTTAATGTTCGGACGAGTCGCTGCTTACACTTCTTTAATACTGCTTAGTGCTTCATGCGCTACTAAGGCTGTAGAGACGAAGAAAGAAGTTGTGAGTGCTCCTGTAGAACCCTATGTAGCTACTTGGAAGTGTGAAGATTGTACTCCAGAAGAAAAGTATGTTCTTGAACAACTACAAGACAAAACAAGAATTACAGATCGGAATGCCTTAGCAACGATCATGGGTAACATTAAACAGGAATCTAAGTTCATCTCCAACATCTGTGAAGGTGGTGCTCGGGTAAATTATGAGGACTGTCTTGTTGGTGGGTATGGTCTGATTCAGTGGACCAGCGTTAATCGTTATGATAATCTTGGGAAATTTTGTAATAAATACGATTGTGACCCCAGCACTCTAGAAGGTCAGACTCGTTATATGATTAACGAAAACATCTTCCAACGCTACCTCCCTGAGTTTGAGGGTGGCGGTCAAACAGTTCACCAGTATATGGTTCCTGCATACTATTGGTTGGGATGGGGAATCAAAGGTAACAGAGAACTTTACGCATACGACTATGCAAAAAAACTTGTACTGGCATGATTAATACTCTCAAAAATATTTTAGGATTTACTAAACAGAAAAAGGTTAAGTGTACTATTGATGAATTAGAAGCACCTTTATTTGAATGTGGTCCAGGACACTTGACTCAAGGATATGGTTTCTTTGGATATACTGGTGTTCCCGCACCAACTGTTCTGAATGATGATCCTTGGTTTGGTCCTGCTCCCATCTCTGATTCAAATAAAGACTACATGGAACGTGAATATAGTGTACTCAAAGAAGAGGCACATGCGATCCAGGAGACAAAAGAACAAGAGAATATTCATCAGATAATGTATGATATGGCAACCAGGTGTGGTAAGACTACAACTCAGTTAGACCCAGTTGGTGGGTCAGAAAACTTCCAAGGAGGATCGGAGAACATTCATGGTTGATGATTGGAGATACAGTAAAGAGAAACTTAAACTCAGAGAACAAGCTCTTCTCATTTTGTTAAGTAGGTATGGTGTTGAACTTGACAACACAAGAAAATCAAAGTATGCTAATCAATCTATATACGAGTGTGCCCATGACTGGGTATCTCAAGGTAATGTAAATTGTAACGGCATTACCAAATACTACGAGGCTTATTATGCAAAAAGTAATTAATGTTTTAGCAGTTCTCTCTTTTGTAGGGACTGCCGGTATTATCGGTGGAGGAACATATGTTTATCTTCAGCGGGATTCTATCATCGAACAAGTCAAAGAAGGAGTTGCAAATGCAGCAACAGAAGCAATTGCAGGAGCACTTCCTGGAATGATGGATTCTGCAATGCCAGAACTTCCTGATGCCACTGGTGGTGCTCTACCACTTCCCGCAACTACTGGACCTGCTCTTCCTTTCTGATATGAAAAAAATTATTATGGGTTTGCTGGCAGCAGTATCGATTGCTGCTCCAGTGCTCGCTGATCCAATTGACGAGAATGATTACTATACCAATCATTCAATGGGGTGCATGTTACTCAGAGAGTGTACGGATGAAGTCAAAGAAGTCTATAGTATTTTGGATGTCTCTAGTGAGTACCCTAATACTGATGATTTTTATCCTGTTGCAAACGAGTTCAACAACATGCTCGTTTCTCTCAATCAGGTCGGAGTCAATGTGTTTCTAGCGGACGAGAAGTATTTTCCAGTAGGACATCGTGGTGTCTATCATACTGTCAGTAATAATTTTTTTCTGAATAAAACATTTATGCATCGTCCTCATGTATTAATGAGTGTGATGCGACATGAGGGATGGCACGCTGCACAAGACTGTATGGCAGGCACCATTGATAACAGTATGATTGCCATTATTATGCCTGAGGATTCTGTCCCTGAGATGTGGCAAGAGATGGCACGGAGAGCATATGTATTACAACCCTCTGCTATCCCTTGGGAAAAAGAAGCAACCTGGGCAGGTAAAACTGAAGGTATGACTCTTAAAGCACTTAAATCTTGTGCTGCAGGAACTATGTGGTCTGACTATGATCCTACTCCAATGACCCGTGAATGGTTAGTCAAAGAAGGATACATTTCTAAATAGAGATGCGTTGCTCCATATGGAATGCCAGAAGAAGTCAAGAAAGAAGAACCTAAAAAGAAAGGTATTTTAGGTAAAATTAAAGAGGCAGCAGATGACAAAGAAGAACAGCTTGATATTCTGTCTACTTTTGTTAGGCTTGGCATCCTTGTTTGGAGCGGCGGAATACTCACGTTGGCGTATATCCAGTTACCACCTGTACTCGGTATTCCCGAGCAAAAACTAGATCCAACTTTTATCGCAAGCGTCTTTACTGGGGTGCTTGCGACTTTTGGTGTTCAGGCAGCAAAGAAAGCTGGCAATGGTAATGGTAATGGATCTTCCAATGGTGGTGGTATCAGCAAAGCAGATATGGAAAGATTGATTGCTGCTGCATCCCAGACTGCACCATCTCAGACTATTAGAGTCGAGCAAGCACCAATCAAAATCGTAACAGACTCCGATCAACCCCCTTACAAGATGTAAACATGGCAAACTCTACTTTTAAATTGTGTGCTCTTAGTATCGGTGGCGTTATTGCCTTCGCACATATTGGAGCACTTGGTCATTTAATAAAATCTAAAGGACCACAATATCCAGTCATCAACTTTCCTGCGGGTGATTATTCTTCATATAAAGTAGAAGCAGGAAAGGATGGATATACAATAGAATATAAAGCAAACGATCCTGCCATCCTAGAATCTCAAAAATCTTTATCTTCAGATAAGAACAAGAAAGGATTCTTTGGAGGTGGTACTGAGAGTCGCCGTGAATGGCGTAAAGACCAATTCACTATGGAAGGCACCAGAAATATGGGAGGTGCTGTAGACGGCGAGGGAAAGTCTGCAAAAGACATAGAGTGTATCGTGGCGGACGCTGGAGCACGGAGTCAAGGTGCGATGGCAGGAACTAGTATTGCTGCTGGAGTTGGTGTTCCTGCTGTGATTGGCATTCCATATGTTGGATGGTTGGCAGCTGGTTGGGTATCACTTTTAGGTGGTAGAGTAGGTTCTAGTGTTGGGTCTACAGTTGGTAGTGTATTTAATGATTGCTAATGAATTTAATTCTTCGTCCTCTTGATAATGTTGTTGATCCTGTTTGGAGTGTAATTATTTCCTTAATCATACTTCTTGCGGGTGTTACATACTATATCGTCTATATAATGCGTATGGCTTTCGATGAATTGGAAGATGAGTGACCTTACAAATAAAGATGCAGAGCAGGATACTAAGATTGCTGTAATGGACAGCACTCTAGATAATTCTATTCGCCGCATTGAAATGGTTCATAAGCGTGTCGATGATACGAACGAAGAAATGGAAAAACTTCGTGATCGTATCCGCACGTTAGAACGTTGGGTTGCTGGTGCTGGTGCTGTAATCGCAGCGGCAACATTTATTATAGGTATAGTAGCATCAGTAGAGTCTAAAGAACTCTTTGAAGAGGAAGACCGAGCATTCGGAGTCTTCCCTCATAAGATTATGCAATATGAATTTGATCAAAAATTTTTTGGACCTGATGAAGTCATAGATAAAGCACTAATGGAGTGGAACCAATGGGAGCAATGACCCCACCGAGCAGGAAGTCCTGCTACAACTTTCGAGTAACGGAGATTAATCGTGTTCTTGACGGTGATACTATCGATGTCACTATTGACCTCGGGTTTGATTTATACAAGAAAGAAAGAGTTAGAGTTGCTGGAGTTGATACGCCAGAGAAAAGGACGAAGAACTTAGAGGAGAAAGCACTTGGAATTGAAGCAACCAACTGG